AGAATACGTCAGTTCGACTAAACTTAAATACAACCCAAGCACAGGCGCTTTGACCGCCTCTCAGCTAATCATTTCAGCCTAAGGAAACATTATGGGACAGTTAACTTTTCAAGCAACACTAGGCGGTGCAGTCAATTTGGTTGGCCCTAACACCGCTTCAACCACAAGTTTCACGTTGCCAGCGGCTGATGGCTCTGCAAATCAATTATTAAAGACAGATGGGAGTGGAACGCTAAGTTTTACCTCTACATTGGTGAACCCAACTGTCACCAATTATGTTGAAACGCCCTATTCGGCTAACAGTTCAACGGCCATTACTTTGGCTTTGACCAATGGCACAGTTCAGATTATTACTTTGACAGGCAGCGCAACAATTACGATGCCCACAGCGGTAAATGGTAAGTCTTTCATTATGTTCTTGCGCCAAGATGCTACAGGCTCACGCACAGTTACTTGGTCAACAGTAAATTGGGCGGGTGGTACTGCGCCAACTGTTACAAGCACCGCAAGCAAGCAAGATATTTATTCTTTCTTTAGCGATGGAACAAGCTGGTATGGCGTAACTGTTGGTCAGAACTACACCCAATAAGGACTGACAATGTTTAGTGCATCTACCAAATCAGGTAAAAATCCTACTGGCGGTGGTACAGACCCACAATTTAATTACGTCACCATACTTTTACATGGCGATGGAACTAATGGCGCACAGAACAATACATTCTTAGACAGCAGTACAAACAACTTCACCATTACCCGTAACGGCAATACAACCCAAGGCTCTTTCTCGCCTTATGGGTCTAATTGGTCTAATTATTTTGATGGCAATGGAGATTATTTAAATGTTTCAGGCGCAACCGCCTACGGAAGTGGTTCTTTTTGCTTTGAAGCGTGGATTTATTCTACAAACGTAAGCCTACAGCAAATGGTTATAGCAAATGCGACAAGTGGCGGATTTTTTGTTGGAATAAATGTTAATAGCTCAAATGTACTTGGTATTGGTAGAGCTAATGTAGCAATTGACAATGAAGTTTCATACACTTGGGCCAATAATACTTGGTATCACATTGCCGTAAACAGAAGCGGAACTAGTGTGCAATTTTTTGTAAATGGCACTCAAGTTGGCGCAACTGGCTCAAACTCTATCAATTACTCTACTTCTGGTCGTCAAATTGGTGCTGAACTAAATGGAACTTCACCCTTTAATGGATACATTAGTAATTTAAGATGTGTGAATGCTTCTGTTTATACAAGTACGTTCACGCCAAGCACAACACCACTTACTGCAATTACGAGTACAACATTGCTTACTTGCCAGAGCAATCGTTTTGTTGACAACAGCACAAACAATTATGCCATCACAATTGCTGGAAACACAAGCGTCCAACGCTTCAACCCATTTGGTGCTTCTACCGCCTACTCCACAAGCGTGATTGGTGGGTCAGGGTATTTTGATGGTAGTGGGGATTATTTGTCTTTTCCTGTAAATACTGCAATGGTTTTTGGAACTGGTGATTTTACTGTCGAAGCATGGGTTTACCCAACTGCAACACCTGGCGATGGTTCTGGCCCAATTGCTGGCGTAACTGGAAATATATTATTTGGTTATTCTGCTAGTGAATTAAGTGGTAGTTGGGGTTTTGGAGTTAATTTTGTTGCATGGCAATATAGTTTTAATCAAGCACCAATATTAAACACTTGGCAACATCTTGCTGTTAGTAGAAGCGGCACAACACTTAAATTGTTTTTCAATGGTGTGTTGAAAACAACTGTAACAACTTCATCGTCATACACATTGGCGGGTGGCGGTCGTATTGGTGACAACGGAAGTGGTGGATATTTTTCTGGCTACATGACCAACATTCGTGCAACAAATACTGCTGTTTATACAGCGGCATTTACACCGCCTACTGCACCATTAACTGCCATATCAGGAACTGGTTTGTTGATTAACGCAACCAATGGCGCAATCTTTGACAACGCCATGATGAACGACTTAGAAACTGTGGGTAACGCACAGATTTCTACAAGCGTTAAGAAGTATGGAACAGGGTCTTTGTACTTTGATGGAAATGATTACTTGGTTAGTAATTCTGCAACTACTAATTTATATGCGTTTGGTTCTGGAGACTTCACAATTGAATTGTGGATTTACTTTAATAGTTTGACTGCTGACAGAGTTTTCTATGACAGTCGCAATGGAAGTAATGGTGTTTATCCCACTATATATACAACTTCAGGAAATCTTTATTACTATGTAAGTAGCGCAAATAGAATTACTGGTGGTTCAGTTTCAACTTCAACTTGGTATCACATTGCCGTTTGTAGAAGTGGAACAAGCACCAAAATGTTTGTAAATGGCACACAAGTTGGTTCTACTTATACAGACAGCAACAACTATCTTAATGGAACACAAAGACCTATGATTGGTGCTGATGGAAATGCTGGAGGTGGTAGCAATGGTTTAGATGGCTATATAGATGACATTCGTATCACCAAAGGCTATGCCCGATACACGGCAAACTTCACCGCACCAACTGCGGCATTCCCCAACACAGGCCCAATTTAAGGAACTACCATGCAAATTGCAATCTTAACTAGCCCCATTACAGTAGGCGATTATCGTGAACTGTTTGCCAATACATCCTTTAACTTAAATGGCCCAAGCGATGAATTCTTGTCTGCCAACAACGCCAAGAAAGTCAATGCTTTCAAAGCCCATGACCGACTGACTCAGAAGTTGGTTTCATGCTCTGCTTATGACGATGGTGAGTTTGTTTCTGTTGTCCAAGTGGAAAGCCTGAATGCTGAAGAAATTCAAGCATCCAAAGATTCTGCAATGGCTCAAATTCGTGGCCAACGTAACCAGTTTCTCAAAGATTGTGATTGGACTCAAATTGCTGATTGCACCATTCCCAAGAAGGCTGAGTGGGCTGCATATCGTCAAACTTTGCGTGATTTGCCAAGCACAATTACAGAGCCTCGCACCTTTAATAATTGGCCTCATAACCCTGACTGGGTTGAAATGGTATGAGATTTGTTTGGAAAATCTCAGAATTGAAGGGTGATGATCAAGCTATTATTCAGGCTAAGTATCACGTTTCTTTGATTGAAGATGATTTACGCATTGAGACTGAAGGATATTGGGATTTTGACTCTACAAAGGCAACAGTCCCAACATCCCAAGTGACCGAGGAAATGGTGGCAAATTGGATTGATGTAGGCACTACCCAAGACGGGATTAGTAGCATAAAATCAAGGCTACTTGAACAGCTTGAATCGGTCAAAAAAGAGCAAAAAATTGCGTTGCCGTGGAAGCCGCCAACATTTAGATTAAGTTAAGGAATCACTATGGCTGTGCCTTATGACATTGTTAGCAGAGCGCTAAAAGACATTGGTGCATTGGAAGCTGGTGAGACTCCTAGTCCAGACGCAGCGCTTGATGCGTTTGAGATGATGAATGACATGATTGACCAATGGTCAAACGAAAACATGATGGTTTTCAATGTTACAGAAATCATTTGCCCCGTTATTTCTGGCCAAACCCAATACACGATTGGCCCTAACCCATCGACTCAAAACTTTATTGGTGCGTCTTTTACAGGCTCAATTTCAGGCAATATCTTGACTGTGACCGCAATTGCCTCTGGTGCTATTGCACAAGGTCAGACCCTAAGTGGAACAGGAATCACAGCGGGAACAAAGATTACGCAGTTTTTGACAGGCGCTGGCGGCAACATCAACGAAACTGGCACATATCAACTGAACATTTCTCAGACCGTTGCATCTACATCTATTACCGCTTACTACCAAAAGCCTTTAAACATTGATTCAGCGTTTGTCAGGGTAAACACCACATCCAATGGTCAACCCATTACGGGTGGCGGTTTGGACTACCCAATGTCGGTGTTGGCATTGCAAGATTACGAAATGATTGGTTTAAAGACACTAAATGGCCCGTGGCCAAAGGCGGTGTACTTTAATCCTGGCTCTGACTCAGGAAACCTATTCATTTGGCCAAGTCCCGCACAAGGTGAAATGCACTTGTTTGCTAACACTTTGTTTAGCCGTTATGACTCAATGTATGAGGACTTACAGCTGCCACAAGGCTATTCAATGTGTCTCAGGTGGTGTTTGGCAGAGCGTTTGATGCCTATGTATGGCAAAGCCTCACCAACGCAAATAACAATGATTCAGACGTTTGCGGGGCAAGCCAAAGCTACCCTCAAACGCACAAACATGAGTCCGTTACAGACTGCACGTTATCCTGACGCTTTGTTGGTTAACAAGGCAAAAGACGCTGGATGGATTCTTACTGGCGGCTTTATTTAAGGGACTACCATGCCAGATTTCGGTTTTGTTGGCCCATCATACGAAGCACCTAGCATTTATCAGGATGCTCAGGAGTGCATTAATTTTTTTCCTGAAGTTGATCCACTTAAACAGCCAGGCGAAAGGGGTGTGGTGGCGCTGTACCCAACGCCAGGTCTTACGGCACAAGTTGTATTGCCCAACCAACAAGAAGTCAGAGGCTTGCGGACTGTTTCAGGCGGTGAGCAAATGGTTGCCGTGTGTGGCCCTTACGTTTACGCTTTAACCACTAACCTTTCACCATCTTTGATTGGTCAACTTAACTCAAGCACAGGACGAGTTGGCATTACTGACAACGGCATCAACGTCTATATTGTGGACGGTGCTTATCGTTACACATGGCGCATTTCTGCCCCTTCTACGGCTGTTTTCACGGGTTCTATTAGTGCAACAACTTTGACCGTGACAAGCATTTCTAGTGGAACTATTGCAGCGGGTCAGGCTTTATTTGGTTTGGGTGTGACAAGTGAAACTGTGATCACGGCTTTGGGAAGCGGATCAGGCGGTACGGGAACATACACAATTAACACATCACAGACTGTAACTTCTAGGTCACTTAGTTCTGCAACTGTTGGCGCACAAATAACGGCCACTATTGGCTCAAGTTTGTCAAGCGTGACTATTACAGGCACAGCGGGTCAGTTTTCTTGTTCAGCCTCCACAATCCCCTTAGCGGTTGGTCAACAAGTCACCATTAGCGGCACTTTTGGTGGTACAGGCTCAATTTCGGGTTACACAAATCCAACAACTTATTACATCATTGCCACTAATGGTTCAACGACTTTTACGTTGTCAACAACTGCAACGGGTACGGGGGTCACAACGACAGCGGGAACACCTACTGGTCTAACTTACCAAAACGCCCCAAATATCTTGAATGTAACGGCTGTGGCAAGCGGTACGCTTTATGTTGGTCAGACTATCCAAGGCGTTGGAATTGCGGCTAATACGATCATTACAGCGCTTGGAACGGGCGCTGGCGGTACTGGAACTTACACAGTCAGTAGTTCTGGGTTTATTTCCTCAGAAACCATGTATGCGTTAAATTTTTCGGTTTTGCCTTCTACTGATGGTGGATTTTCGGGCGGTAATTCTGTGGATACTGTGGACAATTATTTTGTTTACAACAACCCAACAACACAGCAATGGGGTGCTTCTGACCCACTTTCACCCATTTCGCCTAATACGTCTTATTCTTTTAAAGATGGCTCACCAGATGATCTAGTGGCTTTGATTGTTGACCATCGTGAGGTTTATTTGATGGGTGAGGCATCTTCTGAGGTTTGGGTAGATGTGGGATCGTCACC